CCCGCCAGCGGTGCCAAGGGCGCCGCCAGCTCCTGAACGTGCGCTGCATGATCGCCATCAGCCGCGGGTCCTTTTCAGCTCTTCGACGTCGGCGCGCACCTTCGACGCCTCATTACGGGCCGCCAGCGCCTCGGCACGAACCATCACCAGCTCGGCGCGCAGCGCGGCGATCTCGCTGCCGGTGTCGCGAATGGCACGCTGGTCGACGTTGCTCTGAAGCGTCCGCTGCATCTTGCGTATGGCCCGGTGCTGCGCAGCCCACAGCCGGCGCTCGCCCATCCTAAACACCCAGCAGCACCCTGCGCTGTTGCGCCCCCTGCACGTCGGCCGGAGCAAGGTCCGACTTGACCGTGCCTGCCGTACCCTGTCCCGCGGTCATGATCGCCATCCGTTCGCGCTGCTCGCGAGCCCGCACCGCCTCGTTGTTGGCGGAGGGCGGGTCAGGCAGCTCGCGCGGCTTCGGAATGTCGGTCTTGAAGCACATGATCGCCCCGCGTCCAGTCCCACAAAATAAACTCTTCGCCGTGTACACCGAAACCGGGCAGCCGGCAACGTTCGCGGGCCCCCAGCTGCCGCAGGAACCGCGCAGCCTGCCCATGGGTTGCAAGCGATCGCGCCTCGATCCGCGTCGCCGTAGTCGACAGCATGGCCGGCACCAGCCTGTCGCGCACGAAACGGGCCGCGGCAGGGGCGGCGCGCCAGCTCTTGCCCGTGCCCCAGCTCCACGCCTCCCAGAGGCCCTGACGCCGCGGCACGACCCCGAAGGCCATCTCCGGGTTGCCGTCCAGCTCGACCACGTACGCCCAGCCCGGCAGGCAGCCGTACGCCAGCTCGGCCGGCGCCCAGCCCGGGTGCTGGCAGTCGATCTCCTCGCGATCCTCAGGCCGCATGCGGCTGGCGACGTACGTCAGGTCGCGCACCGTGGCGTCGACGACGCGGGCCCGGGTCGGGACGAGCTGCAGCGTCACTCCGATAACTCGTTAGTGGTCATCTGAAGTCCTCCAGTGGATCGTTGCTCGCCGGTGGCGGGCCCGGCTCGGGCTCGATCGGCTCGATCTCGTCGATGCCGGGCCACGGCGTCGGCGAGGTCGCCACGACGTCGCCGGTGGCGACGATGATCTTGACGTAGAGCTTCTGCTCCCGGTCCCATGCCTGCACGAAGGTCATTGGCGCAGCTCCGCCAGCCACTGCGCGGCCTCACCGGCCGTCGAGAACGGGCCGGTGTCGGTGCCCCTGTCGTCACGCAGGAAGAACTGGGCGCCGCGCTGCACGATCTCCCAGACACGCTCGTAGATGACCACTCTCATCGCTGCCTCCCTCGGAAGTCGGCCAGCGGGTCGCTGACCCCGTTGCTCTGTCGCTTGGCCTGCCTGAAGGCGGCCGGGTCGACCTGCGCCTCGCGCAGCATCATGTAGGCGTAGCGGGTCGCCGACATGATGTCGTCCTTCAGCTTCACGATCTTGCCCTCGGCCCGGTGGTAGAGCCGAAACTCCTCGAACCAGTCGGCGAGAGTGTCGAAGACCTTGAAGCGGCCCGTCTGCATGCGGTCCAGCATCTCCAGCACGCCGGCCTCGACGCTCACGGTGCCGTCGGCGAAGCAGGCATGCTTGCCCAGCATGTTGAGCCCGTGCTCGCCGTACTGCTGCGCCAGCGCCACGCCGGCGCCCTCCAGCGTCTCCCGCGTGCCGTCCTTGGGCCACGCCCACGGCAGCCACGCGCCCCACGGCTTCAGCTTGATGGCCTGCATGGCCGGCGTCTCCTGACTGCCGCGCACAGCCTTGGTGACGTAGACCACGTCATCCTCGGTGTCCCACGCAAGCTCTACCGCGGCGCTAGGGTGATCCCAGCCGAAATCGAGCCCGCCGATGCGGGGCCAGAACGGCGGCAGCCTGAACGGCCGCACGGCGATCTCTTCCTCGGCGATCGGGAAGATGCGGCCCGAGCCGAGCACCGGGATGCCCTTGGCACGCGCCTCGCGCTCGTGCGGCGGGTAGGCGGCGATGATCGCAGCGCGCTCCGCCTCGCTGTAGTGCTCGGCATCGTCGATGGTCATGAACGTGACGTGCCGGCTCATTCGACCGCGAACCTCTTGACCGTCAGCGTCACCTTGCCGGACGAGGCGCAGACGCCGTGGCCGGCGCCGCCGCTGTTGCCGAGCACGAAGCCGACGCGGCTGGCGTCCTGCTTCGCCTGCTCGAACATCAGCGCGTTCTGCCCGGCGCTCACGACAGCGCCCCACGCGGCGTAGCTGGACAGCGGCGCCTCGATCCTGCCGGGCCCGGTGGCGAGCGGGCTGCGCGTCCGGCTGTACCAGCGGTAGCTGGCCATGTCGCCCTTGGCCGTCCAGTCGTCGCCCCGTCGCTGGAAATACAGGGTCAGGAGCGGCGTGCCGCCCTCTGTGGCGGCGAGAACGCCATCGCCGGTGATCTCGTACTCCAGAACGATCGTGCCCGTCAGCGGGCGCCGTGCGGGCTGCGTGACGTAGTGCACGCCATCCTCTCTGCGAGGCGGCGTCGAGCACGCCGGGAAGGTGAAGCTCTCGCCGAGCGCTATGTGGCCGGGACGCGCCCGGTCGCGGCTCTTGCCGCCGTCACTGCTGCATGCGGTCAGCACCAGCGCCATCGCCGCAAACACCACGAGCCGGCTCACTTGCGCGTCCTCAGCCTGAACTTGCGCCCGGGGTGGCACACATGCCGGAACCAGCCGTCGGTGCAGAGCGCATAGTCACCCATGTACACCTTCGGGAACACCCAGAGCCAGCTGCCGGTCATGCCGCAAGTCAGAGGCGTCATCTCCTCGTCCCCTTGGTCAGCCGCTCCATGTCCTCGCTCGACAGGAACTGCAGCACCACGTCGGACATGCCCAGCAGCGGCGTGAACGTGACGATCGTGATGCCGCCTGTCGTGTTCGTCCGGGTCAGGCCTTCGCTGTAGATGTCGAGCGGCGGCTCCTCATCGAACCAGACGCCCTCCAGCGTCTCGCCCTGCCACTTCTCGCGGCCCTTCTCGTAGCTCTTGAAGGCGAGCACGCTCTCGCCCCGCTTGACGTCGCCGCCACCACCGTAGGCCACCACGACAGCGTCCAGCCCGTTCGGCACGCCGCGGCCGGTGATCGTCGAGAGGATGGCGTCTCCCGGGATCATGCCGGTGCCCCACGCCTCGGTCTGCTGCGGCGGCCCCACGAGGATGCGTTGCGGGTTGTCTCGCGTGCTCTCGCCGGTGACGCCTGCAGCCCACATGCGGACCGGCCTGTCGAAGGTGCGTCCTTCCCACCAATCGGGGTAGCGGCCGGTGAGGTGCATGGCCCACTCGGCACCGCCGGCGAGCGTCTTGCCGAGCTGGTTGCCGGCCATGAACAGGCGCTCGCGATGTTCGGCCCCCGCAGCATGGAAGTCACGTTGCTTCGCGTATGGCCGGTAGGTCGAGAGTTTGTCCCTCGATCTGCGGCGCTCCTGCTCCTCCAAGAGCGTCAACACCTCCAGCCTTTCTGAGTAGCTCAGCGAGGCGAGCATTTAGCTCCTCATTGGGTATGGTTCGGACAGTAGCGTTGATGTTCATGTCAAGCTTATCGCCGTATTTCCGCGGCGCCAGCTTGGCAGCGCGCCATTTCAGCGCGTCTATTCTGTTTCGAGCCCGCTGCGGGTCGCGATCTACTTCGGCTATACGAACAATTTCATCCGCAGCGAAGTCTTGCTGCATCTCGCGCGCCCGGGCGTACTTGTCCCGAAACTCGGGCTCTTCGTCGAGCCACCGATATACCATCGAACGGCTCGGAGCGCCTTCCATCTGGCAGAAAACATGCAGCGCCATACCATCGGCGACCGCGTCGCAGATAAGCTCTGCGACGCGTGGATCGTAACCGGACGGTCGTCCGCCCGGCATGATCAGGCCTTGTCGTCCTGCTCGGCGGTGGAAGTCACCTTGCCGCCGGTCTCTTCCGTGCCGGTCTTCTCGGCGGCCTTCCGCGTCGAGCTGGCGCGGCGCTTGGCTTTCGGCTGCTCTTCCTCGGCGACACCGAAGTCCTCGTAGCCGAAACCGGCCACGCTGTCGCGGCTGCCGCCGCGGACCATGCCGATCTTCACCCGGTCGTCTAGGTTCTTCTCGACCGAGTAGCGGCCGTTGTCCGGCACCACCGGCGCCGAGCCTTCCATCATCTTGATGTCCGAGACTTCCTCTCGGCCATCGTCCCGCTTCAGCAGGATGCCATAACGAGTGCCCATTTCCATCTTCTCCGTGGCGACGACTTCGTAAACGCGTTGCGCGCCGAAAGAGGTACGCCGCCGCCGAAAAATTTTCAACTTGGTGCTTGGAAGGGGCTTGACAGGCACCAACGAAATCGCCTACATGCTGGGTCGGCGCAAATGCCACGGCTCAGCCCCCGGGCGACATCAGCCGGCTCTTTGACAACCGCAGAGACTGACCCCACGGCGACCAGCCCACCTTGGTGCAGACGCTACCGCCGTGCCGGCCAGCAGACAGACAGTCAAATCTCCTCTCCTTTTTCGAAACGGGGTGGCGCTCGCGCCGCCCTGTCCGTGCTCCGGGTGGCTCCCGGCACGCTGACGAGAACAGCCACTGGAGAGACCAACATGCGCAGGAAGTACATCGTCATCGCGACCGATCGCGAGACCGACAACCGCACCGTCTATCGCGGTCTGGCCTGCGGCGGACACGGCTGGCAGGACAAGCGCTGGCTCGCCCGCACCTACAGCAGCCACAAGGCGGCCGTCGAGGTGATGCGAGACAAGAACGCCGAATACCAGTCCACCGGCGACCTGCGGTTCATCGACATTGCAGTCGTCGAATTCTGACC